GCAGCACCGCTCAGAACAACGCGCAGTGGCCGTACCTAGAAGCCTTCTCACAGCAACTGCTGTGGCCTGTGAACGGCGAGATGGTGCGGATGGAGGCCGAGGACTGGAAGGATGTCCTGACGGCGGCATTCAGGCGCGAGACGGTGCGTGTTGCGATGGGGCTGAACGGTGGTGTCGTCATGTTGGGCGTGCGGACTTCCAAGATGCTGAAGCCGGAGTTCAGCGAGTGGTTGGAATTTCTCAAGGCGACGGCGGCTGATCGCGGCGTGACTGTCTACGAGGACGAAGCCGCATGACTCCGCGCCCGAAGTTCTCCTACATCCGCAGCCCGAAGTTGCTCAAGGCGTGCCGTGATCTGCCTTGCCAAATCTGCGGCATAGAAGACGGAACGATTGTTGCCGCGCACAGCAACCAAGGCAGACACGGCAAGGGCCGAAGCATCAAAGCCTCCGACGTGTTCGTTGCGAGTCTGTGCCACCACTGCCATCACCAGATCGATCAGGGCAGCGAGTACAGCGCAGAGCAGCGGCAAATGATGTGGCAGCGCGCCCACATCAATACAGTTAAAAAACTAACCCGCCTGGGCAAGTGGCCCGCAGGCGTACCCATCCCGGAGGAAGCATGAGCAGAGAAGACCGCCCAACGTGGAAATTGATTCACCTGATCGCGCAGGCGTGGCCGCATGGCGTGCTGTCGTGCGACGTTGAGGGCATGACAGGCGAGGTTGTCCACGGGTTATTGCGGCACACCGTGAAGAACGGTGCTGTCACGTCGGTTGTTGAAGGACGCAAGTGCCGATATTTCGTGAGCCCGGATCAACTGCAACTGTTCGTCCGTGGTCGGCGGCCTAAGTCGATGGACGGCCCGTTCTATCTGCTTCGCACGATGGCGAAACGCGAAGAGGGTGTGTGCAGTTCCGAGAGAGTCGGCGGCCGGTCGGTCAAGAGAACGTGTGCGATGTTGCTCGCCCTGGTTGCTCAGGGCGATCTAGTCCGCGTTCCAACGGGCAAGTCGTTTCGCTACTTTGCAACTCAGGAACTGGCGGACGCATTCGCAGCGAAGTTGAAGAAAGAAGAGCAGAACGGCGGACTTCACATCCCGACGACTTTCCGGTTCACCGAGAAGCGGAAGAAAGACCACGAACGCACGAAGCAGGAAACGCGGGCCGAGTGGCTCAAAAGGCCGATGGTTGTCCCGGCTCATGTTCAGGTGCAACGCGCTCCAACACCACGCGGGCGGTTTCAGGTTGACGGGCCTGTAATCGGCGGCTTCCTGACTGAGTGGCACACGCTCAGAGCATGAGCGCACTAGACAGCGTATTCAACGACAAGCAGGGACGCGAACTGCTTTTCAGCGCGGGCGTCGAAGTCGGCAGGGTGAAGGGACGCGAGGAGATTTGCGAATACCTCATACGCAAATTCTTGATGTTGAAAGAGGGATCACAGGTCAGCTTCGGCGCGTTCTTGCGTCAGGAACTGGTTAACTTTCAAAGGGAGCACTCGTGAGCAACTACAAAAGAGCGGCATGTTTCTTCGCTGTCGCGATGGCAACCGGCGCATTTATCGCGTGGCTGGGGGGATATGACTTTGACCACCGGGGTGGTGATGTCGCTGCCGGGTTTGCTGTCGTCCTTTGCTTCGCGTGCGGTGCTGCTGTGATTGGATCGATATGAGCGCACTAGACACGCAAGTCGGCGGAGATCACTACAAGAGCATGGCAATCCAGCCGGCCGAGTACATCGTCCGCAACAACATCGGTTTCCTCGAAGGCATGGTTATCAAGTACGTGTCGAGATGGGAGAAGAAAGGCGGCATCGAGGATTTGGAGAAGGCGATCCACTGCCTGCAACTGCGGGTGGAGATGGCGAAGCAGGCGGAAGCGATCCCGGTCGGCGAGGCGGAGGACGAGTCGCCGGAAAAGTTTCATCAGTATTTTGCGAATCACACAAGCCTTAAATATCAGGGAACCGTTATTCCGAGGTCCACGGCAATGTGGTCTGGCCTTGGCGAATAGCCCGACACAGCGCAGTCTCGCGCGGCTTAAGGAATTGGGCTACGTCGCAGCCATTACGGAACGCTGGAATCCCCATGCGCGGATCAGACAGGACTTGTTTGGCTTCATCGACTTGCTCGCGCTGAGAGAGGGTGAAGTTCTCGGGGTGCAGGCGTGTGCCGGTTCATCGGCTTCGGCTCGCGTCAGGAAGATCGAGGAGCACGAGAACCTGAGCGCCGTCAGGAAGTCGGGCATCCGCATTGAAGTGTGGGCGTGGCGGAAATTGAAAGCGGGATGGGATTGCAGGGTGATTGATCTCTCATGACAAAAGCAAACCTCGACACATTCTTCAAGCTGAGTGAAACGGGCGGCTGTATTGCCGTCGAAAGCGAACGAGGGACAGGATGCCAAACGTACAGGCTCAAGAAGCTGCCGAACATCGTCAGGCGGGTGGAATCGTTCTGGGGCACGTTCGAGCGGGACTGCGCCCTAGTGGACACGCCCGATGGCCGGTTCATCGCGGTGAAGGCGACGGGAACGCTGTTCAAGGCCAATGGGGAGTGCCTTTCTTCTCCCAACATGCGAATGATTGGGGGCAGCGATGAGTCTTGATGCGTTCGTGAAGGCAATCGAAGCCGCAGGCGTTACGCCATGCAAGAAATTCGACTGCGGGCAGATCAGCAGATGCGCCGAAGAGTTGCTCTCGTGTTCGGCGTTTGCTCATTACGTCCAGACGGGGGTTGCCATCCATCCAAACATTGCTGTTCCGCAGCGAACCTCGTCAAGCGCAAAGAATGCGTTTGGAGATCGCCCCATGCCGTCGCGCGAAATCTTCCTCATGGTCGAAAACGACACATGGGGCGGCGATCACGATGACGCGATTCAATTGAAGAAGGACAAGAAAGCGGAAGAGGCTGTCGAGGGCGCAATGGAGATCGCAGGAGGGCGCGGGCTGGATGCGTGGTTGTTCACCTGGAGAGTTGTGCTGGTGTCATGGTCAGGCGTGTGTGATGGTGCCGGAGGTGATCGTCACCGTCTGGCCTGCCGTGATGGAGACGCTGTCCAGAATGATGTCCGTTCCCGACGTGCCCACCGTCAGGCCGGTGATGATGTCCGTGCCGCCCGATGCGGTTCTGATCCGAGCCGCCGCCGCTGTGCCGGAGTTATCCGCGCTGGCGTCAGAGATCGCAGGCGAGAAGTCGATAGTGAGGATGCCGCTCGCCGCTGCCGGAGCAATCGGGTTCGTCAGCGCGAACGTGGCGAGGATCGAGACCATGCCCGTCGTGCCAATCTCCAAGACTGCGGTTGCGCCCGCTGCGGTTGTGACGGCATCGAGCCGCGCGTTCTTCACTGCTGTCGGGTAGGTGACTGCCATTACATAACCCCTTGTGCGCGGCCATCAGGACCGCGATTGATTGACTTGACTACGTTGCCCTTGCGGATGCCTGCTGCGCGTCCGTCAGGCCCCCTGACGATCTCGACAGGCGCGTTCTGGTGTTCCATCAACTGCGAGAGAGCGTCTTGAATAGGCCCGAGATCGATGGCCGGTGCTGCTTGTTGCGCCGACTGCTCTGCGCCCATCTGAGCGATGGTGAGCTTTGTTTGCGCGTCGAGATCGGCCTTGTACTTCGCCACGCTCGCGTCGAGATCAGCCAACAACCGCTTGTTCTCCTGCTCGGCTGCGGCCAGTTGCGCGTTCAGGTTCGCCTGCATCGTGGCCCGCTCTGAGTCGCGCTGATCGTTCGATGCTTGCAGTTCGAGATTCGCCTGAACCTCTTGCAGCTTGGCCGATGCCTGCATCTGAATCTCTTGCAATCTCAGTTGCGTCTCAGCCTGGAACTTCTGCGCGTCGGCCTGAAGTTCCATCTGCGTCTTGACGATCATCGGATCGGGCGGAACCTGCGGAGGCTGCGGAGGTGGCAGGTTCTTCGGATCGCTCCAGAACCGGCCTGCATTCTTGAAACCGGCCTTCTCAGCGATTGCAGCCTGCGCCTCGTAAATGTTCGCCTCAGTCACGAGCCTGCCAGCCATCGGCGTCTGCATGATCGCCATTTGCGCCCCTGCGATCTGCTGCAACATCATTGACTGCTGCATGTCGTCACCGTTGCCGATGCCGACATTGATCGTCAAATCGTACTGATCGCGCCATTCCTGCGGATCGAACTGAACCGGCTTCCCGTTGATTCGGAACGTGAGCTTGTCCATACAGTAGTCGGACAGCGTCTTGAAGATGCCACGGAACATCGGAGCAACCAGGGCTTCGGCGCAGATGCGGCCCATGAGCTTCTGGCGCTTCTGCTGCTCATTCTTGACTTTGGTGACTTCGGTTGCAGTCTTGCCAAGTCCTTCGCCATCGAGCCCCGGAGAGAACCGGGAATAGCCCGTGCGAGCCTCGCGCATGTTCGCCAACTGCTCGATGAATGGCATGGCTTCGATGCCTTGCCACCTCTCTTGCATCGGACGGATCGCGCCTTGCACATGTTCACGCAGGATGCCGCCGACACGACGGTTCAGCAGGTCATCGAGATCGGCCTTTGGATTGCCTTGCGAGTCCGTCAGGACAATCGTCTCTTGGTTGTTCGCAAGAGCAAGGTTGTCGATCTGCTGCCGGAGGATGTCCGTGCTGATGCGCTGGACATCGCTGATCAGATCAGCAGGACAGAGCCCGACGAACTGGTGGAGATTCAGGTAAGGCGACCACGCAGCCAGGGGAACGTGCGAAACCTCAACGTTCTCAAGAATCTTGTTCCCGAGTCGGACAATCTTCCGGCGTTCTGCGATGCCGTCACCGTCGAAATCGACCAGGACATATTCTTTCCGCAGCCAGCCGTAGGCCATCGAATCATCGTTGGCGTTCTCGTCGTCCCACCAGCCCCAACGTCCGCCCCGCAGTTCCTGCCGGAGTTCTCTGTCTTGAGTGGTTGACTCGTCTTGAGCCGCCTTGACATCCTCGATGGTGACTTTGTAGCCAAGTTGGAGAATGTCGGACAGCGTGCGCTCGCAGACGTGAGCCACATAAGGCGCGTCGTCCAACAGGATGGAAGCGTGACGTGCTGAAACGTGCAACTCGTCAGCCGGGATCGCTGCGAGCTTGACCTGATTGCGAGGCTTGACCGTCTTGACCTTGACTTTGAGCCTCTTCGGCATCAAGCCCATCATTTCCGGCTGCGCCTGGGGATCGGGCGGGAGTTCTTCCGTCTCGACAATGACCGCGTCAGGATTGCCCTGAACGAACATCGCCAGTTGCATCTCGTCGGTCACATAGGTGGTGAAGTCCACCGTGCGGGACTTGTCCCACCACCACTCAATTGCACCCGTCTTGAGCAGCAAAGCCGACTTGATCGCCGCGTACAGGATCAGAAAGCCGTTGTTGCTCTTGTAAAAGACGTAGTTGCAAGCGTCCGTGATCTGCTTTGCCGACTCCTCGTCTTCCGGGCCTTGAGCCTCGAAGACAACCGCCTTGTCAGTGGAAACAAACACTTCCAACAAGTCAGGCAGCATCCCCTCGACGATGTCGAACACATCGGAGGCAATGGCGGAACTGCGGCCATCCTCTTCGTTGCCGTAGGGGAGCCGGTTGTAGTCCCGAAGCGAGCGTTGCCGATCCCGCGACAGTTGCCCGCTCACATAGTGATAGCTGGCGGACTGCTCTGCTTCCAGGAAAGCGAGTAGTTGTGTTTCGTCCATCTTCACGATGTGAGCCGCCTTTTGTATTCAATCTTTACCGGACGATTCGCCGGGGCTTCGTATGCAATCGCCATCAGGCCGAAAGCATCCGCTCCGTGACTCGCCCAATCGTGTTCAGGACCGAGGCCGATGTTTCGGGCTTCGTCGCGCTTCTCGTGATACCAGCCGAGTGCGTCGATTCCGCCCTGCGTCGTCTCAGCGTTGAACCACATTTGCGGAAACAGCCTGCGAACTGCCTCAATACGGAAGCCCGCAGCGCCTTTGCCCTGATTCGGCACAACCGTCACCGAGTAGCCCGCTGCCTGTAGCGCGGACTCGTAGGAAACGTCATGAACTTTGTCTTGAGTGCTGCCGTCGTGAGGCAACCAGAACTGCGCCTTGTCGGGCGTGTAACCCTTGCCGCGCATCCAGTTCAGGTGCGTTGCAAGAGGTTGCCCAACTGCCTCGTAATAGTCGAGAACGCGAATCTCTTTGCCTATGAACTGGCAAACCCACATCGAGAACGCATCCGCCCTCGCGCCTGTTCCGCCGATGTCCACGAACACCCGCAGCGTGAGGAGCGGATCGGCAGCAACCTTGCCGATCCTGCTGGGCGCTTCCCTTGCCTGCGCCAGCTCCTTGGCAAAGTACGCGCCAGCCATCACGGAGACGTAACCGCCTTCCCAAATGTGGTCATACTGATCCGGCTGCATCCGAAGGCAGTCGAGCCGCTCCTGCTCGAGTTCCGGCGTGAACCACGGGTTGTCTCGCCAATTGGCATTAACGACAATCGCGCCTGTTGGTATCTCAGCGCCCCGCAACATGATGTCAACCGGATCAGTCTTCCGGCGTGCGTTCCATGAGAACCACAGTTGCGAGCCTGTTGCCCGCAATGTCGGGCGAAGCATGTTCAGACTGTGCTGCGTTGCTGTCTGCGCTTCTTCCCACCACGCCCGTTTAAAGCCCTCAAGCGACTTGATCGAGTCCGCCGTGTAGTCCTGCATCCCCTTGAAGATCATCAGCCCGTCTCCGGGCGTTTGGATGACATCGCGGAACACTTTGAACCCGTGTGCTTCTCCGATCCCGTAGGCGGACAACTTCGACTCGATCAGCAGCTTGGACGACTGCGCCAAATCCTTCTGGACTTCCCGGATGCAGACTGCCCGGAGTCCTTCGCCCGTCTCGCCGGGTTCGCACAAGGCGTCCTCAATCAGCCTCTCAGCGAAGAAATGGGACTTGCCGGAACCCCGGCCACCCCATGCGCCGAGGTAACGCGCTTGAGTCAGAAGCGGCTTGAATACCTTGGCAGTCTTGAACTCAAGCGACGCCACCGGGCTCCACGATGGAACGGACGATGCGCTCGAATTGGATGGCCCCGCCACCTTCGCCGGTCAGTTGGATAGGCAGAACCTTGCCCACCAATCCGAGGAACGGGCCGGGATGCGTCTCGGCAACCCGAGCGAGGTAATCGACCCCGCCCGCCTGCTCAAGAGCCTGCGAGACCATGTCTCGAATGATCGCGTTCCCCTTGTCGAGCGACCCCTTCGGCCTGCCTGCGCCAGGACGTGCGCCGCCCCTGCCAGATGATTGGTTTGATTGATTTTCAATGTCCATTGAGTGCTCGCGGCTTGTTCAATGTTTAGGGTGGTGGGTCGGCTCACTTGGATAGAACCCAATGCGAAGCGTGGAGCCGCCCACCGTAATCTGCCGCGCAAATACAAAAGCCCCATACGGCTAAGTAGGGGCTTAGGGGCCGAAGCCATGAAAGTTGGCGTCACTCTCAGCGACTATGCCACCTCTAGGGTGGCGTCGCCTGTCCATCCTCACGGACGGTGCTTCTGTGCGAATACGCGGAGCGTTGGCCGCGAGTCTATCCTGTCTCCTGCGCGATGTCAAATGCGCCGCTTTCTCAAGACGTTGAAAAACAGACGCCACCTCCACACAGCAAGACACCAGCCGGAGTCGGGATCGTTGCGAAGATATAGGCGCGGCTTTTTGAACGTCATGACAATCATTTGTCACACCCCCCGATTGAGCAACATCGCCCGCGCCGCCGAGATCAGCGCCGCCAGCCCTTCCAGCGTCTCTCCGACTTCCCTTGCCGCACGTCTAGGGTTGCCGCCGTAGACATAGCACCATCGCACCGAGAACCGATGCGCATCAGGAAGTCCGCTGATTGCCTTCTCGACTGCCTGAGCGTCCAGCGTGTTGATCGGGATCGATACGGCTGTTCCTGCCCACACCTCGGACGGCTTGAACCCGCGCCACATCGGGTGGACCCACGAGGACCGGCGAGGACGAACCCACCG